CGTGTCAATCGGCCTGAGTAAAAAATATTTTTGTTGTATTTTTGCGAAACCTCTTGACGCGGGCCAATATTATGTGGTATAATATTGGCGCACCCAAATGCGAATCATTCGCATTTGGGTTGCTTATTTCAAATGCTCCATTTCAGATTCAATGAATTCCAATTCGGATACAATTTGAATATGCTCAGGGAAATATTCAAAAACTTCTATTGCCTCGTCGCCCCAATCATTTGTATTCTGATTAAATACAATTTGGGATTCAGAAACAATATCTAATGGCAGCCGTTCAGAATCAGCAGAATAAAACAATTCCATTTCCCAATTCCTTTCACAAATAGTTGAAAAGGCCAATTACATTAGCAGCAAAGAATGTGCCTTGCAGTGCAATGAAATTATTTTGTTTCAATTTAATTGCAGAGATAAGCAATGCCATTGAAGATACAAAAAAGAACGGATATCCGATATTACCATATTTCAGGGCCACCAAAAAAGCCCCGATAATACCGGCAACCGTTCCTAATGTTTCAATTCGTTTCATCGTTTAATGTCCGTCATGTTATGAGTGGCTTTAGGTTTCAGTCCCAAGTATACCATCATTTCCCGCCATCCTTTGCCGTGCCCACATTCTAATTCCGATTCGCCATATACGATATAATCAGCAATGTGGGCAAGTTCGTGTGGCAGAATTACATCATACATTATAGCACGGTATTTAGCCGAATGCTCTAAAAATTTCCAGCCAAGCTCAATAAATCCATCTTGTTGGTATGCTCTGCCAGCAGTGCGCCAAAGCCTACCATTTAGAACAATGTCAGGTGTCTTAACAGTACGCAATGCCGGATATTGCCGCGCCAGTTCGGCCCACACAATGTCAGCCTT